TGATATTGTTGATGGTAGTAACATCAGAGAAGGTGATGTAGTCATTGGTATTGAGAGTAGTGGTATTCACAGTAATGGATACACACTGATCAATGATATGCTCTGGAGGAATTATATTTTCTATAAGGAGATGCCAGAACTGTTGGTGCCAACCACCATCTATTCCCCTCTAGTCCAGCACCTGTTGGACGAAGTTCCTATCCTAGGCATGGCACACATCACTGGCGGAGGACTGCCTGAGAACCTCCCACGATGCCTTCCAAAGGGTCTGACTGTTGATGTTGATTACTCTGCTTGGGAGAGACCAGAACTCTTCACTAAGATCCAACAGGCAGGAGACATTACCGAGAATGAGATGAGGAATGTATTCAATCTTGGTATTGGATTCTGCCTAGTGGTGCCACCAGAGGTAGCAAGTATAACTGTGGAGATGATTGCAGACACGCCATTTGGTATGAGATCCTGGATCATTGGAGAAGTAAAATAAATATAAGGGATAAGACTCCTCTACTTTTATGGCTGCCGCTTATTATTATCCAGAGGGACCGTTAGGACCTGTATGTGATGTAATTCTTCCTGATGTTAGGAAAGCAACGTTTGTCCCAGATCGGGGTGATGGTAGAGTTGTTACCTATGGACCAATCGATTGGAGTACAATAGAACCTGTCTTGGGATACATTCCCCCTGCAATTGTTACTCGCAAATGTAAGGTAAGAGAACTTCCTAATGGAGAAATAGAATATTATGATTGTAAGGATGAGTTTTTAGATCAACTTGATGATCTTGCAGATGATAAGATAAGATCTAAGTTTCCTCAATACCCATTGATTGAGTACCCTTGGAGAAGTGCATCTCAATCTCCATGGGGATTGGATGATAATTTTCAAGAACCCGACATAACTCCAGAAAGTTGTTCTCCATTTGATGCAGATATTAATAGTATTCCAATCAGAATTTTTGCTGATGATGGATCTTTTGTTACTAAGATTCAGGTAGAACGATCCAGTCCTCCTACTTTTAATGTGACATCAGGTGGCGAAACCATCGTAAATCAATCTACAATTAGTGCAGCATTTAATAGTGATAGTTCTGCCCTTGTTGTTTCAGGAACGGGAACTGGTATTGTTAAGTTGAGATTAAGTTGGGATGACAATCCAAACGATGCTGGAACTGCAGTTGATACTATAAGCATTACTGGAGACAATAGAACAGCGACTTGGAGACAGCGTGGTGAAGAAGGTGATGATACAAGCTCGGTTCAAGTAACTGCAGGGACCAGTTATACTATCAATTACAGTGGATTAAATTCAGCAAATAATCCTATCGATCAAGCATCCCCCACAAGTTTGAGATTATTAGATGGCGATAGCGATGATACAAATGCTAGTTTTCAAATAACAGGTACTTCTCCTTTAGAGACTGTTACAAATCTTCCTGGATATTGGTCGGATACAGGAAATAAGTATGCTGTTTGGACGAACGCTGAAGTCTGTACATTACCTTTTCAGACTCAGACTGTCACATATCAAGTTCCTATTCCATCTACTGGGACATATGGATTTGAATTTGGTTGTGATGATAGTGCTGAAATGTTCCTTGACTCCAATCCTGTTCCATTATTTGATGTAGTGGGAGGGATATTTTTTAGCGGTCCCAATTCCACTCCACACACTACCACAACAACTTTGAATGCTGGTATTCTTACCCTTGTCGTTAATTGTACTAACTCTGCTGCTGGATTTGTAGATGCTAATGGTGACGCAGTAGGAGAGGCATTTAGCTGGGATAGAAATCCTGGTGGATGGTATATTAAAATATGCCAGGGTGGTAATTGTATTAGTGGTACTAGTATTCCTTGGGTTAGGTCATCACCACATCCAAATTGGTCTGATTTTATGAATACTTATGCAGTATTTTCTACAAATAAAGAGACACTTTCAGGCATACCCCAATCAGCAACTTGGAATGTAAACGTTCCTCAGTCAGGAAATTTGGTATTAGAAGTGCAGGGAGATAACTCAGCAGCAATTAGTTGGGATGGTTCTAGTCTAGGTACAGTCACCTCTTTCACGTCTAGCACTACCTACACAATAAATAATGTTAGCAAAGGACCACATACGTTAGGTGCAATTGTTACTAATACTGCTAACGCTGTAGATAATTGGTCTAATAATCCAGCTGGTGTAGCATGGACATTGAAGTCTGATACTCTTACTAGTAATGTGTCAGTTGAATTTGACAGTTCTGGTAACATAGTGACAACGGGAACAGGATCAGCGAGAGTTGATTTTGATTTTGAATGGGATGACAATCCAAACACTGCTGGTGTAGCATTGTCATCAGTTGATTGGTCAGATACCAATCTTGAATTTTATCAAAAAGGAGAGAGTGGTAATCAGAGTGGATCTGCTACACTATCCGCTAATAGAACTTATTTTATGAATCGATATGGAGGTGCTGGAGGACTTACCATACAAGATAATGACACTAAAATATGTTTTAAAGATGGTGATGGTAGTGATTGTAATGCCGAAGTTCGGATTGATAACATTACTCAACTGACAGAATCAATCATAGCAACCTCCTTAGACCTAAGCACACCCAATGATGGCAATTTAATCTGGCATACCAGATTGGCATCAGGATACAAGTACATTATTAAAGAAACCTAACATGGAACTACCTAAAATTAAAAATGATATGCTTCCCAAAGAGTTGAAAGAAATTCTTGGAGATGCTGATGCTGAGTTTGAATCCATAGTTGATCCTATGGATGTTATTGATGTTTCATTAGATCTAGATTCTTACTATGAGGGTAGGCATAAAGTGGCAACAATGCTAGTAGAATCTAGGAAAAAACTAGAAGAATATCAAAGAAAAGAACGCCATGAGATTCAAAGACACCATAAAGGGAGCAAAACAGATAATAAAGAGAGCGAAGAAACATCCTGAGCACTATACACAGGAAGAATTAGATTATGTCAAATTGATAAAGAGACAAGCAAAGATTGCTCTGGAAAAAAAGCACTCTGAAAAAAGTTAAATTTCTTAACACCTAAATAAATCCGTGACGCATTAGTGTTACAAACTGAAACACTTGCCAAAGACGGCAGAATGTGTTATACTTAATCCAACGAGAGAACGTCGATCTCTCTTTCATCCGTGGGTTCAACTCCACGAGTCATACTTAAAGGTAAAATTTCAAATGATCAAAACTGTATTCGCAGCAACTGCTGCTCTGTTCGCATCTGCTGGCGCTGCATTCGCTGGTCCCTACGTTAATGTGGAAGCCAACTCAGGTTTCACGGGATCCAGCTACAATGGAACCGCTACAGATCTTCACGTAGGTTACGAAGGCGCTCTTGGTGAGTCTGCCTCGTACTACGTCCAGGGAGGTGCTACCGTAGTCTCCCCCGATGGTGGCGAGAGCGACACCGTTCCTTCTGGTAAGGCAGGCGTTGGTATCGGTTTGACCGATGCTCTCGGTGCTTATGGTGAAGTCTCCTTCGTGGGCAGTGGCGACAGCGACAACGATCGCGGTTATGGAACAAAATTGGGTCTGAAGTATTCCTTCTGATTCACTAAATAATGTGGAGACCTTTCGTGCGGTCTCTACAAAAGTCGGAACACCCATGGGACCTCACTGAGGTCCTTTTTTATTCGGAGAAAATTATGAATTTTGCAATTTATACCAGAACTGGTTGTCCTTACTGCACTAAAATTAAGCAAGTTCTTTCTGCTAAAAATCATTCTTATACTGAATATCAATTAGATGTTCATTTTAAAAGAGAAGATTTTTATAAAGAGTTTGGTCAGGGTAGCACTTTCCCTCAAGTACTGTTAGACTCTAAGAAGATTGGAGGATGTACTGAGGCAGTCAAATATCTAAGAGAGCAAAATCTAATCTAAATAATCGTAGTTAGCACAGAGGAGGTCGGTTTCCATATTATTCCAACGTTCTAAGAGAGGAAACCAATGTTAATCGCATTAGCAGTTTTAGTTACAGTCGGTGCATTTATTTTAGGAATCGTTGTTTCATGGTTGGCAAAAGGATATGTAGAAGATTACATTGAAAATGCTGCCTACTCTAAATCAGTCACTCATCCAGAAATGTTTGATGAAGAGGGTAACATGATACGTGATGAATTGATTTACATCAGACCAGACATTCAGTATTGGGACGACCTTCCCGATGATGAAGATGATTAAATTATTAGGAGTTTATTATGCCAGCAAAATCTATCGATAATAGCAACACTAGGTTGCTTATCAGTGAGATCTTAAGAAAGGTCTCTAACGCAAAAACCAAAAAAGAAAAAGTTGATTTACTACGAAGGCATAATAGTATTGCCTTGAGGCAGTTAATGATTATCAACTTTGATGAGAGCATCATCTCATTACTTCCTGAGGGAGATGTACCTTACACTCCCAATGATGCACCTGTAGGCACCGATCACTCTCGCCTTGAGTCAGAGTATCGTGGTCTATATCGTTTCTTTAAAGGTGGTTCTAAACTTCCTGCATTGAAACGTGAGTCTATGTTTGTTCAACTTTTAGAAGGACTATCTGCTGAAGAAGCAGAACTTCTTGTACTATGTAAAGATGGTCGTATGAATGATTCTTACAAGAGAATCACTAAAGCAGTTGTATCTGAAGCATTCCCCAGTATTGAGTGGGGAGGTCGTTCTTGAGAGTTATCTCTAAGGAATGTGATCCATCCTTATCAAAAGATCGATCGCTTCCTTATACCGCATACCTTATTGAATACTTGCAAGATGGTATTACTAAGTTCGACATCGTTGCTTCTGGTAAGCAAGTAGAAATCTTTGATTATTATTGGGATCTTTATAAAAAAGATTTCGTTAATATGACACAAACTGAAGGCAGAATCAATCCCAGATTATGGCAAAGTTCAACAGAACAAAAGAAGAAAAGCAAAGACAAATGACCGTTTATTTTGATAAACGTGCCTTCGCAGAGAAGGAGAAAGAAGATGAAGAAGAACAAGAGATCCTAAGGAAAAGAGAGGAGGGAGCAGCAGCTGTTGTCGCGACATTTCTTTTCTTTACCAAACCTCTGGTTCTTATGCTATTATGGAACTGGTTGATGCCAGGTATCTTTGGACTTGCCACTATTGGTTATCTAAAGTCATTTGGTTTGTACTTGATCGCCCGTATTATTATTGATAAGAATGACTAAAGTATGTTTGATCTCTGTTACTCCTGAGGCAGAGAAAACAATTGGATACATTGCTCGTGTGAGTAATCCTGCCAATCAGGAGAATCCTAAAATTTCTGGACTGTTAAAGTATTGTATCAAGCATGGACATTGGTCTGTGTTTGAGCAAGCAACAATGACTCTAGAGATTCACACCACTAGAGCAATCGCAGCTCAGGTGTTGCGTCACAGGTCATTTACATTCCAGGAATTTTCACAACGCTATGCTGATTCTTCCCTACTCGCGGAGACGATCCCTCTACCTGAACTACGCAGACAAGACACCA